TCTAACTCTAAGCCGATCATGGCACCCGTCGCAATAGATACTGCTCCGCAGTCGGTGATGAGAAAATATCATCATCCGGATGTGGAGAGAGTGTTTAAAGCTGCGGATGTCGAATATTTCCGAGGATTAGCAGAGAGGATTTCGACCCCAAAAAATAAAGTTGAATTCACTCCGTACGAGATTATGATGTGCTGGTCAAATAGCACAGATGTATCATTGAAAATATTGGCAATGAGGGGAAAGTCATTATGGTGGACTGCTTTTGGGACCACCAATGGCTTGCCACACGCTATACCTGGTAGTGCTAATTTAGAGGGTCCAAAATGGGCAAAACAATTGACAAAAAACATAAACGACTCACATCGTATGCCTGGCCTGTTTGCAGAATTAGTCCCGCATGTCCCACTGATTATAGACCGTTTGTATACTGCGATGGACACAAAAAAATACTTTGGGACATTGACTCCTCAGCTAACAGCAAAAGCGTTTTTGAACATGTATTTGGGATCATCACAAGGAAACTCGGCGGTTCGTCCCACTAAAATAGAAGCACAGATTCCCGTCACGCGGACCGGTACCGGCCATAAAATAGAAAGTATCGAAGCGGCAATCGACGAGGTGCTGACTTTTCTTATGGGGGAGGGAAATCCGGAGGTATTTTGGAAGATAGTCCCAAAGGACGAATTCTACTATTCACTTTCAAAACAGTTGTCAGAAGCAGAATGGATTGATTGGGCGATGAAATGTCGTTCCTTTAAAATTCCTAACACTTTTTTCATCCTTCTTGAGCGATTGGTAAGTATACCCGCAATGCTTTTAGAACGTGGGAGAGTAATAATGATCGGACATCGCTGGTCTTATGGAGGCGCCGATCGTATAGCTAAGCTCCTTAGTATACTGGAAGGTTATGAGTTGAAAACTTATATTTGGGATGGCGACATATCGGGGTTTGATCATGGAGTGAAAGAAGTTCTACTTAAGCTGTTTTACTCAAGCCGTTTAGTGTATTTTGACACATCGCATCCTACGTTTTTTATATTCGAGCGAATAGTACGGAAATTAATAGAGTCTGTATCTGAGCGAATCACTCATATATTGCGAAAAATATGGGTATTATTACGTGGCCAAGTACCTTCTGGTTGCTTTAATACATCGCATATGAATTCGTGGGTGATGGCTTTCTATTTCTATGCATTTGTCACGGTCACACAGTTGAACATGCCAGTAGAAATGCAATCGCGAATTGATGATTTACTCTTTTCAGTACTGCTGGTAATTATCGTATACGGGGATGATCACGCAGGAGCCTATCCGTGGGACCCAAAATTGGAAGAATGGATAAATGAAAAAGCGTTTAAAAAATTCTTATGGGAGTTTTTCTCTGTGAAGTTGCGAGACGAGCGTGGGCGGTTAAACTTCATCTCATATCCTAAACATGGACGATTGATAGGAGATAAGGGTCTTATATTCTTACGCCATTACTTTGTTCGGAACATGGTGCGAACCGAAGGACAAAGTAAATATCTCCCGTACCGAGAAACTTCCGAATACATTGTTCGTTTGGGCTGGGGAAAAGAAGCAGGAAAAAGTCGCGACGTGTTGGATATCATCTTGTCATGCTTAGGGCATGTGTATGGGACGTATGGTTCAAATGAAGACGCGTTTCATGCAATTTATGCAATATACTCAGCAGCGATGAATATTACAGGAATGTCCGCCGAATCAGTCTTGGCGCAAGTGATTAATCGTCAAGATCGAGATACGATTAGAAAGATGCGCCAATTAGATACTTCTCCAGAAGTATTAATGCGAGGATTCCCGACTCTGGAAGCTGTTCGCGAGCGAAATGTCTATCTTGCGCATAAGCATGAAATAGGACGCACTCCGGGAGAATTAGAAACCGGATATGAAGATGTGGAATGGTGGTAATGACTGACGGCCTCTCTTTATTGAGAGCTAAAAAAGTGCCGAGG